GTTTTGATTCGGTCGTGCACCCCTCGCGCAAATTCTGATTGTTTAACCGGTCTTAACTTCGAGGAGGTATTCGGATATACTCCTCCCATGGTTAAAAAATTAATAAGCCGGGCCGAATTTGCCCGCCAGGCTGGCGTAAGCGCTGCAGCAGTAACGAAGGCCTGTAATAACATTCTTAAAGACGCCGTAGAGGGAAAGCGTATAGACGCCGCGCACCCTTTAGCCGTTACGTACCTGGAAACTAAGCATCGAGACCAGACCCCGCCGCCAGCTTCCGGTCTCGATGCTATCTACGAAGAAGCCGTCGAATACTGTAGGACCGCCGACCGTTATTCGGTTTCTGGTCTGCAGCGGCATTTTAAAATAGGATATAATCGCGCCGCTAAAATTATCCACACAATGCGCGCTAACAAGCTGATACCGGAAGGTAGAGACCCGACCAAGCCCGGAGGCTTAAAGAATCCTATCCCCGTGTTTATCCAGGAAGGGGAAATCGGCGAAAAACTAAAGAAACCGCACGTACGTGGTACTGCAGCGGCTAAAGAAACTAAGAAGCGCCAGGCAGCACAAGAAAACGAAATTTTAGAAATACCGGACGATATACAAGCGTTCGCAGATATGACGCTCCGCGAACTTATAGAAAAATTTGGAACCGACGGTCGTTTCGTCGACTGGTTAAGCGCTACCCAAAAAATAGAAGCAATTAACGAAAAGCGGCTTAAGAACGCCCAAACCGAAGGCGAACTCGTTAGCCGTAAATTAATTAGAACGGGTATTATTGAACCTATCGACGCCTGCCATATTAAATTACTTACCGACGGCGCTAAGACAATCGCAAGGCGCGCTACTGCCATGCACTCGGCCGAAAGACCGCTCGAAGATATAGAAAAATTTGTCGCGGACCAGATAACCAGTTTTATTCGACCGGTTAAGGCCAAAGTAGCGAGGGCCTTAAAAAATGCGTAAAATTGATAATATCGGCGCCGACTGGATAGTCGACGAAGTCGAAGGACTAACGGACGAAGTAATCCACATTAGCCCGAGCCAATTTAACGAAGAAAACCGCTATTTACCCGAATCCGTTACGTCTATCCCTGGGTTTATCCGCTACGCGGTTAATCCATTTATGCGCGAGATAGTCGACTGTTTCGATATCGATAGCCCAGTCCGGGAAGTAAACCTTAAAAAAGGCGTACAGATTACCTACTCTACGGTACTAGAATCCGGTGCCCTGTATTTTATGGCGCACGTTAAAACGCTGCCGCTAATGTATATAACGGCCGATAAGGAACTCGCCGCCGCACGTATCGAAAATAACTTTATACCAATGTTAAACCACTCCGACCTAGGGCATATTATCCGCTCAAGCGACGAAGGTAACAGCCGTAAAACTGGTAAAACTGCTAATCATTTACAATTTGAAGGCGGCGGCTACCTGGTACCGTTTGGGGCGTTAAATGCTAATAAAATGCGCTCGTATTCTATTTGTGTAATGTTGAAAGACGAGATAGACGCCTGGCCCGATACAGTCGGCGCCAAGAACGAAGAACCCGACAAAACTTCGGACGGCCGCTGTAAAGGTTACTGGGAAAGGCGTAAAATTTTTAGGGGTTCGACGCCGCTAACTAAAAGTTCGTCTAAAATACAAAAACAGTATTTACGAGGGGACCAGCGTAAATATATGGTTAATTGCCTATCGTGCGGTTTTTCCCAGGAATTACGCTGGCACACTGTAGACAAAGAAACCGGAGTTATCGGCGGTTTTATCTGGAAGTTAGACGACGGCGTCCTCGATATAGAGTCGGTCCGGTATTGCTGCCAAAAGTGTGGACACCAGCACCAGGACCACGACAAAGAGCGCCTGTTCTCAGAAGACCACGGCGCGCACTGGAAGCCGACGGCTAAACCGGTAGAGCCTGGAATCCGTTCTTACCATTTACCGGCGCTTTACTCCCCTATCGGTATGGCTCCCTGGTACAGTTTGGTATCTGATTATTTAGACGCCTACGACCCGGTAGCCAAAAGGGTAAAAGATATAGCACTCTACCAGGTATTTTATAATAACGTCCTTGCCGAACCGTTCGAAGTCCTAGGCTCTAAAATTAGGTTTACCAGCGTATCGGCGCACCGTCGCGCAGTTTATCGCCTTGGTACCATACCCAACGAATACGCGGCTTTATATTCTGGGTCCCGTATATTATTCCTTACGTGCCTGGTCGACGTCCATAAACAAAATTTAGCCGTATCGGTTATGGGGTGGTGTCGAGACTCTAAGCCCTACGTTATCGACTACTGGCGCTTTGAAGTCGAAGGCAACGAAGACGACTGTAGCGAATTAACGAGCCCTGTATGGGGTCGCTTACGCGAACTTATCGAAGAAAAAGAATATATGGCGGACGACGGTAAAAAATATCGTATTGCTGTTACCCTGGTCGACGCTGGCTACGCTAATGACACGGTTACGACGTTTTGTTCCGATTATGCTTCGGGCGTCTACCCTATCCTGGGTCGAGACCGCCCAGCTAAAAACCAAACTATTAAGGAATTCGCAGAGTTTACCACCCAGGCAGGTACGGTCGGGTATCGCGTCCTGGTAGACCACTACAAAGACCGTTTAGCGCCTGTACTCCGTAGGGAGTGGGAAGAAGGCGCAGGCGAGCAGAAGAAATACCACTTTAACGCCCCGATAGATATTTCGGATAAACAACTTAAGGAACTCACCGTCGAAACCCGGCGCGAACGTCGAGACGAAAAGGGTAACGTCTCGTACTTCTGGTACCGACCTGGTAACGCACGTAACGAACTGTGGGATTTACTTTGTTACGGTCACGCGGCCGTAGAGATATTAGCATGGGCTATTTGTATACAGCATTTCGAGTTAGAGACGGTAGAATGGCCTACGTTTTGGGACTACCTGGAAAATGAGAAACTTTACTATAGCGATTAACTCGGTATACTGTAGGCATATAGATATATTTATTAACTGTAACTTTTAGGGTGTAATCATGTAATGGACCGTACTTTTATCCAGGCTCGAATAGATGCGACTAAGCTACAAATTGTAGCGTATGAAGACGCCGCGCTGGCTTTAGCTAGTGGCGTACAGTCGTATACGCTAGATACAGGGCAAAGCCGCCAGACAGTTAATAAGCTAGATTTAAGCGCGATTAATAAGACTATCGACTCGCTATATAACCGGTGCGCCACTTTAGAAGCCAGGCTCAACGGTAGCGGGACACTAACCGCGAGGCCAGCATGGTGAAAATATTCGGCTTTGAATTCGGAAAGAAACAAGTAGCGGAAGCCGTTAACGACGCTATGGCGGTCGATAACTTAGACCCTTTCGCGTACGCTGGGCAGACTGGCGCGTCCCCCTGGGAAAATTCAATATATGACGGCGGTAAATTCTTCGGCGGCTTCGGCGCTACTCAAATTCAAGACGTAGACTACTGGACGCTTCGCGCCAGGTCGGCGCAACTATTCAACGAAAATTTATACGCTCGCGGGATTATTCGCCGCCTGGTAACTAATGAAATTAATACCGGTTTAATGCCGGAAGCCTGCCCCGACGAAAGTATCATCGGCGTGGCGGAAGAAAGCCTTAACGACTGGACCGAGACCGTAGAAAATCGTTTCGGTATCTGGGGTAAAAACCCCGAGATATGCGACTGGAAGAAAAAATCGACGTGGGGAGCTATTCAACGAGCCGCACGTATGGAAGCCCTAGTTAGTGGCGACGTCCTGGTCGTAATAAGACAATCCCAGCAAACTAAATTACCCATGGTACAGTTAATTAGCGGGAGCAAAGTACGCACCCCGTTAGGTGGGACCGGTAACCTACGTAAAGGCCACAAGATACGCCACGGCGTCGAACTTGACAGCGTCGGCCGTGTGGTCGCCCACTGGATTAAGCAAGACGACGGCGGTAGTAAACGTATCCCGGCAGTTGGCGAAAAGTCAGGCCGTAAGATATCCTGGTTAGTGTATGGCACTGATAAACGCCTCGACGATTTACGCGGTCAACCGTTACTAGCTATCGTCATGCAATCGCTAAAAGAAATAGACCGCTACCGTGATTCGGTACAGCGTAAAGCCGTTATTAATTCCATAATGGCTATGTTTATTAAGAAAGGCGAGGACAAAATGGGTACGCTACCGGTAACTGGTGGCGCCGTCCGTAGAGACCAGGCGACTACCACCGATAGCGACGGAACTAAACGAAATTTTAACATGGCTAGCCAGATACCGGGGTTAGTTTTAGAAGAACTACAGACAGGCGAAGAACCGGTCCTTATGGGCGGCCAAGGTACCGACGTAAATTTCGGCACGTTCGAAGAAGCCATTATCCAGGCCGTAGCGTGGACCTTAGAAATACCGCCCGAAGTATTACGCCTATCATTTTCGAACAATTACAGCGCCAGCCAGGCAGCTATTAACGAATTTAAAATCGCTATTAACCGTACCTGGGGGGATTTTGGCGAAACCTTCTGTACCCCTATTTATATCGAATGGTTACTTAGCGAAACATTGCTCCAAAAAATAACAGCGCCCGGACTTCTGCAGTCGTGGCGAAACCCTAACGAATACGATATTTTCGGCGCCTGGACTGCTACCGACTGGTACGGTTCGATTAAACCTTCTACCGATATGCTTAAACAAGCCAAAGGCTCTAAAATATTAGTTGCCGAAGGCTGGTCGACGAATGCTAGGGAAGCACGTATTACCACAGGTACAAAATTTAGTAAAAATATTAAACGTCTTAAGCGTGAAAACGAACTTAAGGCCGAAGCGGCGAGACCGATTTTAGAACTTAAGGCGGAGTTCGGCGAGCAAGTAGCAGCCGAAGCAATTAGCGCCCTGGACGAAGCTACGGAAGCGGTAGTCCAGTTAGTAGAGGGACAAGACAATGGCTAAAAATTTACCTTTAGATATACAAAATAAAGTAGCCCTGGCAATAAGCGAGGGGTTAATTACTGGTGTTAAACATTTCGCCCAGTTTGGCTATAATCCGAATCTATCCTCCGGGGTCGAGGCCGCTATGTGGTCCGGACCTACTCCGCTGTACGTATTCCCGAATGACGCTGGCGAGTCCATGCGATTAAAAGGTGGTAATGTAGCGGATAACCAGACCATGTTAATACAAGCGTTAGACCAGGACTGGAACGAAGTAAATATCCCGCTAGCATTAAACGGTATCGCCCCCGTAGTGATTCCTGGGAATTTAGCCAGAATAAATCGAGTAATAAATATAGATAGCACCGAAATAATAGGCGACGCCACGGTTACAAATTCGGCGGGTACGGTGATATATGCGGTAATACTTGCGGCCGAACAAATAACTACACAGGTTATATTTTCGGTACCAGTAGGACTTAAGGCGAAACTTGAAACCGCGTTAGTATCATTAAACAGGTCTGGCGGAGCCGATACGGGCGTTATTTTCAGATACAGACGCCGAGACTTCGGCGGGGTATTCGGTACTGGGGCGAGATTTGGGTTAAATAAAAAAGGTACAAGCGCTAAAACTATAGTTATAGAAGGCGTATCACCTTTAAACCCTAAATCCGACGTAGTTCTATTAGCCTCCGCAGATAACAACACGACCGACGTATCCGCAAGAACGCCTTTCACACTCTACAAGGTGTAATGTATTTTGACGGGGCGGTCAATAAGGGTTAATATGCAGATAACAGGAGAAAGCCGACCATGTGGTTATTAGAAGCTAGCGTCCGGCAGGCAATACAACAGGCCCAAAAAGCCGGGTTCATGCCGTCGACAGAACAACAAGCGCAATTCGAAGCGCGATTCGGTAGCGGGGATATTTCCGCTAGTGATAATCGAATTTTGACTATTGCCGGAGATAGTGCGGAAATATCCGTTAAAGGTGTTATTACCAAAACTCCGAGCTTTTTAGCTATGTTATTCGGTGGCGGAAACACAACTTACCCTGAAATTATTTCGGCCATTGCTGCAGCGGAACAAGACGGTACAGTTAGTAATATTACTTTCGCTATCGACAGCCCCGGCGGCCATTTCGACGGCCTATTCGACACCCTGGCAGCTATTCAGGCAGTAAAAAAACCAACTAAAGCAGTTATTTCTAACGTCGGAGCCTCGGCAGCCTTTGCGATTGCGAGCCAGGCGGACGAAGTAACCGCGTCTAACATTGCGGCACGTATTGGAAGTGTCGGCGTCGTAGCTACCTTTATGGTAGACGAAAACGAGATTAGTATCACCAGTACAGAAGCGCCGAAGAAACGCCCAGACGTAACCACCGAAGAAGGTAAGGCTATGGTCCGGGAAGAACTCGACGCAATGCACGAAATTTTTGTCGATGCTATCGCCGAAGGGCGAAGCACTACGACCGATAAGGTTAACGCCGACTTCGGCCAGGGCGCTACCGTCCTAGCGAATGAAGCATTAAAGCGCGGTATGATTGACGCTGTAGCGGCTCCGTCGCTCAAAGCAGTTAAAAGTACCAAAACAACCACCGCCAACAGCGGGAACCAACCGGAGGCCACTAACATGGACCTTAAACAATTACAGGCCCAGCACCCCGAAACTTTCGCGGCGGCGGTGCAACAGGGTACTATAGAAGAACGCGACCGCGTTTCGGCTCATTTAATGATGGGTGAATCGTCGGGCGATATGAAAACCGCGTGTACCGCAATTAAAGAAGGTTCGGCTATGACAGCGACCTTACAGGCTACCTACATGACTGCAGGCATGAACCGCAGTGACGTAGCAAGTCGCCAGGACGACGACGCTAACGCTAGCGCCGGCGATAATGCTAACGCACAAGACGAAAGCGGCGACCAGGCCGGCGACGTTGCTAGCATTATCGAATCTAAACTCGGTTTAGGGGAGTAAGCTACCATGGCTAATATAAATATTACTAATGTGAATATCGGTAGCGTAATCCTTAAAGACGGCGAGTTCCGCGACGACCTCCTTACCTTTGCTGGTGCGGCGACAGTCCTAGAAGGTACTATCCTGGCGCGTGATTCTGTTTCGCTTAAACTTGTCCCTTTTGTTAAAGGCGGTATAGTTAACGAAAACGGAATCCCTAAAGCGATTCTAACTTACGACGTAACAGCGGTAGGCGCTGGCGACGAAAGTATCCGCGATATGGTATCGGGTTCGGTACGTGCGGAACGCTTAATTATCGACGCAGACGGTGACGGTAGCAACGTAGACGCGGCGGTCCTTGACCAGCTACGCGACTATTCCTTAATTTCAATCGACGTTCAAGAATTAAACATTCTTGATAACCAATAGGAGCGCATAGCATGAGCGGTTCAACTACTAAACGTATGCTAAAAGCATATATGCAAATGGCGCAGCCTGCGTTATTCCTTTCTGGCTTGTTTCAAAGCCCGCCGGAAAATTTTCATACTTCGGAAGAAGTGGAAATCGATATCGTACGTAGCGACGAAGATATCTCTATCGTTATCCAGGACCTAAGTACGGGTTACCGTATGAATTCCGAAGACTTGTACACGAACAAAGGTTTTAAGCCTCCTATCCATAAGGAAGCGTTACCTATCAATTCGTTTGACCTTATTAAACGTATGCCAGGGCAAGACCCGTTCCAGTCTCCGGACTTTAGAGCGAACATTATTCTACGTATGTTTAACGGTATGACTAAAATCGAACGTAAAATCCGCCGCGCTATAGAAGTTCAAGCGTCGCAAGTTTTACAAACGGGTAAAGTTACTCTTACCGATAGCAACGGCGTAGCGCTGTACGTATTAGACTATAAGCCTAAAGCTACACACTTCCCGACAGCCGGCACCACTTGGGGCCAAGTTGGCGCGGACCCGGTAGGCGATATTAGCGCCCTGGCGGAAGTTGTACGTAACGACGGACTATCGGACCCAGACCAGTTACTAATGGGTGTAGATGCTTTTGAAGAATTTATTAAAGCCGACGACGTCCAGAAACGCTTTGATAATAGACGTATTGATTTAGGCACTATCGCACCTATGGAAATGCGCGGTAATGGCGGTTCGTTCCGTGGTATCGTAGAAATCGGTAACTATCGCTTCGACGTGTGGACTTATGGCGGTCGCTACAAAGACCCACAAACAGGCGCTAAAGTACAATTCTTAGCACCAGGTAAAGTAGTCGTACGCGCTTCTTCTGGACGTTTAGACGCCACATTCGGCGCTATTCCTAATATCGGCGCGTTAGTCGGTGGTCAAGCTACAGGCTTGCTACCAGAACTACCTAGCCGCGTTAGTAATGCAGCCGGCGGTATGGATTTGTTTACGAACGCTTGGTTATCTCAAGACGGCGAACAGTTATTCGGAGGCGTCGGGGCTCGTCCGTTAATGATTCCTACGGCTATCGATACGTTCGGCTGTTTAGATACAGGTCTGTAACTTTAACCCAGGCGTCCGGGGGAACCCAGGCGCCTAATTTATTGAGGCTAACATCATGCCAAGTAATAAAGATTTAGTTAAAGCTATCGCTGATATTTCGGCGGAGCTTGAAAAAGCCGCACCAGATACCGAAGGTAAAAATAACGGTGACCTGGCTAATATTCTTAGCGGCCTAAAAGCTGAAAAGAAAGAAGCGGACCAGGACACTACGCCAGGCGCAGCAGCTAAAGCCGCAGCAGAAGCAAAGGAAGAAGCGGGTAAAGCGAAAACTAAAACCGCTAAAAAAGCTAAAAAGCCACCTTTCTACGTTATGCCTGGTAAATGTTTAACTAGTAAACGCGGTATGCTAGCAACAGAGCGCGACGCGGGTATCTCGGATTACGCGGAAATTAAAGCCGACGACCTAGCCGGTGGTAAAGATGCGTTAACCGCTTTTGTTGAGTCCGGCCACGTCGGCGAGGCTTAATAAATGGGTCTCCGTCAATTAGCCGAATCCGACCTCGGACTTATCCTAGAAGATAAGGACACCGGTTTCGGCTATGCGATTACTATAACGGACCCTTCGGGGACCGTTCGACCTCTTACGGGTTTCTCGGACGATATCGCGCAGATTATCGACCCAGACACCGGGCAAGCCGTGAGCGGCCGTTTAGCGTCCGTAGCGTTACGTATATCTTCAATCCTTGCCGCAGGGTTAACTTTACCCCGTGGTATTGCAGACGCCGGTATTAAGCCGTGGGTTATTCAGTTCGACGATATAAACGGGAACGCTTTTAAGTTTAAAGTATCCCAGTCGAACCCAGATAGAGCCCTCGGTTTAGTTACCCTATTGCTGGAATTGTACGAATAATGACTATTTCCACGCTGATAGATAAACAAGATAATTTCGAAGTCGTACGCGACCAGATAGCCGCGATACTGGTAACGGAAGTAGCCAGCCAGATAGCGCTAGCTACCACGGCGGGGAAACCAAACCCGGACGATTGGAAATTAAGAATTTTTACGGAACGGTCTAACCCTTGGGAACAATTGCTTAACGAGCAAACAGACCGAAGCCCTATCGTAAATATCTGGTATGATAATTCTAACTTCGCACCAGGTAAAAGTAATATATCGGAGCGCCAAGCGTCCGAAACTGTTTATAATATTGATTGCTACGGCTATGGTCTTAGCAAAGACGACGGCGGGACCGGGCATATACCTGGGGACAAAGAAGCCGCCTTCGAGGTCCATAAAGCATTACGTTTAATACGTAATATTTTAATGGCAGCAGAATACACGTATTTAGGTCTACAGGGCCTAGTATGGCAACGCTGGCCCCAGTCGGTTACGGTATTCCAGCCGCAACTAGACGGCCGCCAGATGCAGCAAATAGTAGGCGCTAGATTAGCCCTTCGTGTAGTATTTAACGAGTTCTCGCCACAGGTCGAACCGGTGACGTTAGAACTTTTATCGGTAGACGTAATTAGAACAGAAGACGGCGAAATCGTCCTCGAAGCTGATTACGACTACTTAGCGCCATAATAGGAGATATACCCATGGCAATATCAAGCGCGGTCGACGCTTCCGCAGTGGCGCGAGTAGTCGGCATAAAAACAATTTTTAAAGACCTACGCGGTGGTGGTATTTTATTCCTACCCCAACGCCTAGCCGTTGTCGGCCAGGGCTCTACAGCCTCAATCTATGACACCACGAAACGCCAGGTAACTAGCGCAACGGAAGCGGCGACGCTTTACGGTTTCGGGTCTCCAATTCATTTAGCAGTATTACAGCTTTTACCGATTAATGGCGACGGCGTGGGTACTATCCCCGTTACCGTTTACCCGTTAGTAGACGACGGTAGCGGCGTAGCTTCCTCCGGCGATATTACGCCGAGCGGTGCAGCTACGGAAGCGGCGGCGTATCGAGTACGTGTTAATAACATCGATTCGGAAGAATTCGTTATTAGCGTGGGCGACAGTGTGGCGGATATTATTACGGCGGCTACTGCAGCGATTAACGCTGTTTTAGAAATGCCAGTAATAGCGACGGACGCTACCCCCGGAACGTCTACGAAAGTAGATTTAGCTTCTAAATGGAAGGGTACCAGCGCTAACGATATTTTCGTCGAGATTATAGGTTCTACTACCGCCGGCGTATCTTTTGCTATAACGCAGCCAGTAGGCGGCCTAGTTAATCCAGACGTAGACGCGGCGCTCGCCCAGGTCGGTAACGTATGGGAAACTATGGTATTAAACTGTATGGACGTAGCGGACACTACAACGCTGGATAAGTTTAGCGTATTTGGTGAAGGCCGCTGGGGCGCGTTAGTTCGTAAACCACTGGTAGTATTAACCGGTAATACCGCGACCACAGTAAGCGCCGCGACGGCAGTATCAGACACACGTAAAACAGACCGTACGAACGGCCAGTTAGTAGCCCCTGGCTCTAACGATTTACCGTTTATTGTGGCCTCTAGGCAGTTGGCGCGTATCGCTAAAGTAGCGAATAACAACCCGCCGCAGGACTACGGCAGCCAAGACGCGACAGGCTTAACGCCAGGAACGGACGGCGAACAGTGGACCTATGCGGACCGCGATAGCGCAATTAAGAAGGGTAGTTCCTCCGTCGAAGTGAAAGACGGCGTAGTTAACGTATCCGACGTAGTTACTTTTTACCATCCAACGGGCGACCCTATACCGGCCTATCGTTACGTGGTAGATATTGTTAAACTACAGAATATTATTTTTAACCTGGATTTAATTTTCGCTACCCCAGAATGGGACGGCGCGCCATTAATTCCAGACAATCAGCCAACGGTTAACCGTTCGGCGAAGAAACCGAAGGCAGCAGTAGCCGCCGTCGCTTCTATGCTGGATAGCTTAGGCCTTAACGCCATTATCAGCGACCCAGAGACCGCGAAGGCTAACACTATAGCGGAAATCAACGACCAGAACCCTAAGCGCCTGGACGTTTCTACAACTGTTCAACTAAGCGGAAATACGAACATAATTTCCGTAGATTTGAATTTCGGGTTTTTCTTCGGTACGGCTTCGGTCGTAGCGTAAATTAAGGGGATAAGACAATGGCAGCCGTAGGCGGAAGCATTGAAAGCATAACTTTAGACGGTCGTAACTTCGCAGTAGCGGCCGACGCCGAAGCCCAGCGCAAGCTAGGCGGATTCGAAAACGAAGTCCAGGCAAACGGGGACGGTACCGCGCGTTTAATTAAAACTCGCGTACCTTTGTCGCTGGACGGTTTAACCTTGGAGATTGACGACGACCGCGCGGACCAGGAGTTCTTACAAGAACTTACCAACCGTAACGACTTCTTCCCCGTGGTTATTTCGTACGCTTCGGGTAACGATTACCAGGGTACCGCCCAGATAGTCGGCGAAACTCAAACGAGCAGCCAAAACGCTACGGCGGCGGTTTCTCTAATGGGTCCTGGCGTACTAACTAAACAGTAATAGAACATAATAGGGCAATATGCCACGCGGGCGCCCTATCCCTTTACCTGGTGCGAAAGCCTGGGGCGCGGCACCAACTTATAAGCAAAATAGGGCTTAAATTATGACTGATAAAATAGCGAAAGAAGTAGCCGAACAAGAATTTAACCGCTTCGTAGAATCTATGGACCTGGACGTCGACCCGGCCGATATGGACGAAGACGACCGTAAAGGTTTCACCCAGCAGAAAGACCGCGTTATGGCGGCTATTCAGTCGGGTTCATTGGTTATTAAAGATAACGGTGAACCGGTTTTTACACCGCAACGCACGAACGACGCGGACGCTATTACGTTCCACGAACCGACGGGCGCTTCTCTTATGGCAATGGACCGTAAGAAGAAAACAGAAGATATCGGAAAGCTATACGCGGCTATGGGCGACATTACGAAGACCCACGCTAACGTATTTAGTAAAATGAAAATGGCGGACCTTAAAGTCTGTATGGCAATAACGACGCTTTTTTTGGGCTAGTCCGGACCCTGGTAGTTCGTCGCGGCTCGGACGAAAGGCTCCCGAAAGATAAAGACGGGAAACATAGCCACACGTTCCAGCCGGTATATACTGAAATGCTACTACAGGTTAGCCGGGATTACCCAGGTCTACCGGACGCCAGAACGCTACGGGCGCACGAAATACGATTCTTTTACGAAGGGTTGCGCGTGGAGCTAAAAGAGCATACTAAACCTAAATAGGGGTAATTATGGCAGGCCGTTTTAGCGTAGAAGCCGTATTTAAGGCAGTGGACCGCGTGACGGCCCCAATATCCAGAATGCAGAATCGCGTAGGTAAATTTACGCGCTCTATGAATCGTGGGTTTAACAAACTTAATCGCAGCGTAGGGAAATTTGCTTCGGGCGTCAAACGTGGCGCCCTGGCTATTACTGCAGCCCTGGCAATATCAGGCGCAGCTATGGCGAACGTCATAGGGACCGGCGCCGAATTCGAACAAACTTTAGTTAATGCCGCCGCTAAATTCCCCGGAGAAATCCGCAGGGGTACGGAGGCTTTCGAGCAGCTAGAAGCGGCAGCTAAGAAGACCGGTTCTACTACAGAATTTACAGCTAGCCAAGCAGCTAGCGCCCTTAACTTCCTGGCTATGGCTGGATTTAATGCCGAATCGTCCGTCGCCGCATTGCCGGGCGTCGTAGATTTAGCAACCGCCGCCCAGGTAGATTTAGCAACCGCCACCGACGTAGCTTCGGATTCTTTAGGCGCCTTCGGTTTAATGACTAAGGACGCCAGTAAGTTAGGTATTAACCTGGCGCGCGTTAATGACGTTATCGCCAAGACTACCACCAGCGCGAACACCACCGTAGAAGCCTTATTCGAAACAATCAAAGACGGCGCACCAGTAGCAACCACGGCGGGCGCGTCTATAGAGACGTTCGCAGCCTTGGCCGGGGAACTTGCTAACTCAGGTATAAAAGGCAGTAAAGCCGGCACCACTCTTAAAAATATGTTCCTATCGTTATCGGCACCCGGTACCGGTGCGGCAAAAATACTTAAGCGCCTGGGCGTTCAAACGAAAGACGCTAACGGCGATATGCTCGATATTGTGGATATCCTGGACCAGTTAGGCGGTTCGCTTGATGGGTTAGGTACTGCCGACCGTTCCGGAGTCCTGGAAGGTATCTTCGGTAAAATACCTATAGCCGGCGTTAATATTTTGCTGGCCTCCGGGTCCGACCGATTACGCGAGTATCGAAAAGAATTAGAAGGCGCGAGCGGGGCTTCCTCGAAAATGGCGTCTGTAATGCGTGATACGTTGCAAGGGCGGTTAAACTCGCTTAAATCAGCGGTAGAAGGCGTTAAAATATCTATATTTAGCATGAGCAGCGGCCCATTAGCCGACGCCATAGAAAAAACTACCGAATGGGTGCGAGTTAACGAGAAGTTAATCTCTACTAACGTCGGCGGTTTCCTGGCAGACTTAATAAATAATTTTGGTAGTATTGTTAAATGGATGAAACGCATAGGTATAGGCCTTGCGGTATTCTTCACCCTAGCTACGATACTTAAAACGCTAGCGTTAATCTTAACCGTCGTTAATCTGGTAATGGCCGCTAACCCTATCGTACTTATAATACTCGGTATTATGCTACTTATCGCCGCTATAGCCGCCGTTATAATCTGGTGGGATGAACTTACCCAGGCATTTTTAGAAGGCGGTAAGGCTATGGATATTATCGTCGCGGGTATTGGTTTCCTAATGGGACCGATAGGCTGGTTAATAGCCGCCGCCGCGTTAATCTTTAAACACTGGGAACCTATTAAGGGTTTCTTCTCGGACCTATGGGTCGGGGTAGTTAATATATTCGATTCCGCTATTGATAAGATAATGGCGGTAGTAGATAAAGTTAAAGGCGCCGCTTCGGCTATTGTGGATACTATATCTAGTATAGGCGGAGGGGTCGCGGACTTCTTCGGCTTCGGCGACGACACGGCAGTTACCGGAGGCGGGGGCACCGGTCCGCAAGTAGTAAGCCCGCAGGAACGAGTAGCCCGCAGCATTGAAGAACAGCGGACCACCAGCACCGCAGAAGTAACAATCCGCGACGAGTCAGGACGCGCGGAAGTAACTAGCGGAAGTATGGGTCCTGGTTTATCGTTACAACCTTCGGGGGCCTTCTAATGGCATGGAATGACAGAATACGCGAGGCGGCCTATACGTCGCCGTCGGGCGAACGACTTACCTTCGGGTATGAAAACGTAAGCAAAAAAGTAGATAAGAAAACTACCGGTTTCGAATTCC